TTAAGGTCAGTTTCAATAGACAGTTTAATGTCCTGTAATCTCATAGCATTAAAGCCAGTAGCTGACAAACCAAAGCTCATTACGCCTCCACTTCTATTGAATCTGTCAAAGTACCATAGATAGTGTCTACTTTGAAGGTTATTGTTAACTCTCTATTTTTTGAATCAAACTCTTGAGCATATTCAGTTATTGATTTTACTTCGGGAACACTCATTATTTCGTTTCTAAAAATTGAAGCTATCAAATCAAAGTCTGGATTTTTAACAAAAACTATCTGAAACAACTCCATACCTTTAGTTGTGTCAAGAAACCATTCTGCAATAAAGAACTTCAACTTTATTCTTAACTTCTGAGCTACGTACTCTAATGTGTCAATAGTACTTAAATCATAGTTAGTAACATCTAAATCGTGGTCATCATTAAGTTTTAAATCAAGTGCCATTACTATACCTCTGGTACTGGTGGAATAGGAAAAGCTACCGGTAACGAAGGTGGACCAGTAGCTGCTGTAGCGTGAGTATGCTGTTTTAAAGTAAAAGCACCTACATTAACATCTGAACATTGGACATTATCTGAAACCTTCAAACCTCCAGTTGCCTCTATATCGCCAGTTACCTTTACATTACCAGTTACCTCTATATCACCAGTAAAGAAAAACTTCTTACCGTCTGAAGTCATTTTAACATCGTCAAATTCTAATTCAAACTCTTTATCAGAAATGATTGGTTTCCCTACTTTTATACCAAACAAGCCAGGAATAGCAATTGCATCAGTCATCTTGAATATTCTTGGGTTATCAGGGGTTGAATAATCCCCATTCAAGACCCATTCATCAATGCAGCGCTCTGCAAACAATAATAAAACACCATCACCTGCTTCAAGAGGGTAGCTCATCTTGAAACGTTTTGTTCTTGGAAATATTACAGGTATTTGAACTATTGGTTGAAAACGTATAACTGTACCATCATTAAACACTTTATCAATAAGTGGTGCAGCTTCTACTGTGCAATCAGCCTTATTGTAACTAGAAACTACTGCAGGTATGCAAGTATGCAACTTGTCTCCAAGTTCTGACCAAATAGCTGTAGTAAGTAAATCAACTAATCCGCTCATTTTAGTAATGTAACTCTCGCTTTTGAAGACCAATCTGAACCGTGAGTGTCACCTTTATGTTCAACAGAGTGTATAACACACCCTGATTTTAATCCTATAGCTTTGCTTTCAACATTTACTAAATAACCTGGAACCAATTCGGGCATTAACAAGGTGTTGATGATGTACCCTGGAGCATCTTTTGAATCTTTTTTTCTATGAGTAACTATATCATCTACTTTTGTTGGTATCCCTAATAGACCACTTTGACTACTTAAAAATATATTAAGATTTTCTAAATAGCCACCTTTTTGTATAAAAATAATTTCATCATCATTATTAGCCCATTCAGTATCAGTGTACTGCGCTAATTCATCATAAACATCTTTTACTTTTGACACTTCAGAATATCCACCAGCTAAGAATTTTGTTTTCAGCTTATTAAAAACAGCGTCTTTTAACACTATTCCAGCATCCTTACAAGTTTTTTTAATAAGCTCAAAAGCATCTTGGTTTTTGCCAGCAAATACCGCAACTTTCTGTTCTGTCAACGATTTATTCTGGCAAGAGAACTTTGTTATTACTTCTGTCCCACTAAACTCATGTGCAAAATCTAATAAGTCGCCATAATAAAGTTGTTTTACATTTCCTTCATAACCTGCCATTACTCTAAACTTTTGACCTATACTGGTTATCTGGTCACGAGAATCTTTTGACATGTTATACACTTCAACAGTAGCTTTATTATTTTGCTTTCTCATATCTTTTGAGACATCAAAAGTCATACGTAGGTCTTTTATCTTTAACACTACTGTACTGTTTGTCTCAATTTCTATATAGCAAACTCTTTTAAAATGTATCACAGTTCACCTTCTACAAAATAAAGAAAAGCTAATTGTCTTTCATTAGTAAAATCTTCATAACCTATTTTTGATAGGTTGTTTGTAATATCCACTACAAATAAATCTCCTTGAGGTACGTCTAAATACTTATAGTCACTTAACAAACCATAATTTAACACTAACTTTACCCCTGAGACTATTATTACATCTTCAGTTGTCAATATGTTCATTAACCAATATTCGCCACGAGCATTCCACTTAAACTCAAAACGGTATGTTTTTGTATCTATAAAGATATCATAAGTGAAATGGGGATATTTTCTAAAAGGTAGTTGTATCATTTTGTAAGAGTATCCAAACCTATAGTTATTTGTGATTTAAGTGTTGGTGATAAAGGTAATGGCCCTTGGACCCCTCCACTAGACTTTGGAGCGGCTTGAGTAGTTGTTAACGAGGCAGGAGGTATATCTTTTACTACAGCGTAAGTCCTTTGTGATGTAGTGAAGTATACTTTTTTGAAACTAGCTGTGAACTCTAATGCGTCACCGGTCTTTGGGTCTATGTCAATATGTAAGTTCTGCATGAACATATTTGTGTAGATACGATATGAAGATACAATTTTTATACGATATGATTCATTATTTAAATCAAAATCAAAAGTATTTGGTCTATTAGCTGACTCATCCCTTAAAGATTTGTAACCAGACAGTCTAAGTAAATTTTCGTATTGTTGCCAACTTCTTGACATATAAGTATTAAATGTAGTTGGTTCTTCACTTCCAATTCCTAATATATTTATTGGGTGGTCTGTTACAAAACCTTTTAAAGAAAGTGTTTCTGGCTCACGCCTTATATGGTCAGTTATATTGAAACCAGCCTCTATTGGAAAGCTACTTATTTCGCTACTATAATCTTGACCTTCAGATAATACAGCGTCTACTGCTACTACAATAGGTGCAGGAGAGGAGCCAACATCAGTCATTTGGTAACCAGTTAATAAGTGTTTAGAATTTTTCTGAAAAAAGTTTAGGGCCATTATCTTGTACTCGGGGCATAATTATTTAAAGAATCAGTTATTGTCTTTGTTATCAATTCTTGAAATGGCCCCATAGGCATAGATGGTGTAGGAGCATTTACTTCAATCTTGGATATATTTATAGCGGAGGTGTTTGGATGCAACCTTGGTGTCAAATTTGTTCTACCAAGTTTAGTAGATATATCTGTAACACTATTCCAAAATCCACCTCTATACCCTTTGCCATCTTCACCAGCCCTTGGATCGAGATAGAATGGCGTTGTGTCAGTTAAAAATTCGCCCCAACTTCTTTTCTTACGTGTAACTTGTTTTCCATCTTTTGTATAAGTCATGTTACCAGGAGCATCTGCAGTTATCGCCGATAAGGCACCTTTTATCAGGACTTCAAAATTTCTTTTATTGAATTCTGCCCCTATTTTTGCCGCTCCAGCAAAATCAAATTTAAACAAAGCATTCACTAGACGTATAGCAGAAGTTACATCAAATATAAGTAAATTTACTGTTTTTGCTATTCCACCAATAACATTCAGTATCAATGAAAGTACCCCTACATCTTGTCCACCTGTTATCCATTTTATTAGGTCTAGTGGTTGAGAAACAACTGTCGCTAGTAAGTCTTTAACATTTTTTAAAAGTAAACCCATTTGTTCAACTATGGCTTGTATAGTTTTTTCATAGTTCTTGTAGTCACCAAACATCCTACCAAGTAGTGAATCTCCACCCTTTACCCAAACGTAGATATCGTCAATCGCTAATGCAAGCCCTGCCATCAATACAAGGACTATCCCTGCTGGACCCATAAGTTTGCTAAATATGTTGACAAGTGCAACCATTGGAGGAATTATTGTGGCTACAGCCATTGCGATTATAATAAATCTATGACTATTGCTACTTAATTTTTCAAACCACATTACCAGTCGTTCTGCAAAACCTAAGACTTTCTTTGATATCAATTCAAGAAATGGTGCTAATTTAACTTTCAAATAGAAAAACACGTCCTGGAATTTCTGAAAACGCCCCCAGAGCATGTCGCTTTTCTTTCCCATTATTTCATGGAATTTACCGCCTTCTACTGCCAACCCTTTTAATGCATCACGCAATACTTCAAAAGTTATCTTCCCATTTTTCTGCATCACCTTTAGGTCTGCAAGGGTCTTTTTTCCACCAAAATAATCGGTCAATGCCTTACTAATTGGGACAGAGGCATTAATGAACTGATTAAATTCTTGCCCAGCTAACTTACCCTTACCCATTGTGTCAGTGTACGCTTTTACAAGACCTTTCATACTACCGCCAGTAGCACCAGTGATAATAGCAAACATCTTAAAAGTATCCACAAGGTCTTTTGTTGCAACTCCTCGAGCAAGTAAATTACCTATTGAATCAGATAAATCTTCTACTTTAACTGTAGGCAATTCTAATGCTAAATTCTTCAAATCTTCTGTTACTTTTGCTGCTTCTTCTGTTGATGTAGAATAAGTCTCAATAGACATCTTTAAAGTGTCCATTTTAAACTTTGCTTCAAGTATAGATTTTCCAAAAAGAACTATGGGTACTGATAGAGCAAAAGTCAGCTTTTTGGATATAGAAGCTATTTTTTGCTCTACAGACATCAATTGAGTTTCGTTAATACGAAACCCAATTAAAGTAACTAATTCTCTTGCGATAATTGCTGACACTATATTTCAAACTCCTTTATATCACCACCATTTTTTATATAGATTGCAAGCACCATTTTCTTTATGTGCCTAATGTCTTGAGCTCCCGCGCATGAAGACTTATGCTCATCTACGGCTTTTTTAACAAAAGCAGGCATTTCATCTTTATGATAAAGAGCTTCATGTTGTTCAATAACTTCTTCCATCGCTTTTTTTATAGCCCCTTTATTAACGATAGTTGTAATAAAGTATGTCAATAAAGCCGAAAATACCCCCACGATGATTGTTACAAAAATCGACTCAGACATTCTTTATCACTCCTTTGGTTCATTATAAATATATTCAACTTCATTCTCTATCGCCAATATTGCTAAAGTCTTGTTCAAATCTTCTAGTGTCCAACTTGATTCTAACTCTTCTAAAGTTACCACTCTTTTAGCTATCAACCGTCTCCATTCAAATTCTTGTAAAAGTTCTTCATCTACCGTGTCAAACAGGGTTTTTATTTTACTGGCGATATTATCTGGAGTTTTTCTATCAGGCCGCTTCCAATACCCCCTAAGTCGAAAAAATTGTTAGCCATAACAACTTCATACGCTAACTTATAGATGAGAGTATAGTTTCCAATAAAAAGGGTGTCAAAGTTTTTTGCATCTACTGGTCTCTTATCTACAACCATAGATGCGAATAACTCAAGTAAAAACTCTTGTAACTCATCTTCTTTAAGATTTTGTATAAGAGCATTTACTGCTTCTTTACCTGCTGATGATAAATCAATATTCGAATCGAGAGAGACTTTACCCTTTGTGTCTGGTTTCAATGCTGAGAACAGCCCTGATAAAGAAGGTAAAACATATTTGAAAAGTTTGGTCTGAATCTTCTGGCCGCGTAAAGCGTAGAATTGTGTTATACTTACTTCGTGCCCGTCGATTGTTTTAGTTGTGACTGATACTGACATACTGCCCTCCAATTTAATTGCTAAAAACCCCTCCTGTGAACATTTCGACACTTTCTAAATCAAAAATCCAAATTCTATTTGTAAGGTCTTTTCCATATTCAGCGTCAGAAGGTTTTCTAATCCAAGCAAAAGCTGAAACATATAAAGATTTAGAAGTCACTGCACCTATCGCAATTGGAAAAACCCCTCTACCTAATTTCTCATCTGCTATGGCAAGCAATGAAAGAAAATCGTTTGATACTGATGTTTGAGCCAAAGTAAGTTCTACAACCCCTCGAGTATTTGAATTTCGTCTCCTTGAAACTACTCCACCAATGCCATCAACTGGTTCAAATGTATCATTTACTCTCGTTACTTTAACTGATGACCCATCAGCAAAGCCGACTATTGGTCCGGCTCCACATATCACGTAAATCGAATTCGGGTCATACGTCCTTACAGCCATTTTACCCCGCTACTGCTATTGTAGAACCAAAATCAATATCTACACAATCAAATGTCCACTCCCTATTTGAAACATCTTTTCCAAACTCTATGTCCGCGTGCTTTCTTGGCCAAGCAGTAACTGTAGCATATTTTCTCATATCGGCAAGATTTGAAATAGTTATAGCTATTAAATCTGAATCAATAGTATCTGATTCCGATAAATCTCTAAATAAGTCATTAGAAGGAGAAGTCTGTGCCAAGGTAAGAGATATTTCACCTGATTTGTCATTGCTCTTTACTCTTGATGTTTCGCCATCCATACCTGTGGACATAGTATACATATCATTTTTTCTTGATACTTTTATACCTGTGCCATCAGCAAAACCAGTGACGGTTAAGGCTTCCCCCGCCGTTTCGTTAACTATCTTCTGTACTGTCACTATTACATTCTTAGGGTCATAAGTCTTTACTGCCATTTTAATACCTCAATTAAAAAGTTATTCTTCCGTTAATCTTAACAAAATGTATAGCCCCTGCCAACCAGGCAGTAAAACTAACATTATCAAGAGTTCTCGCTAGTTTATCAGCAGAAGATATCCCAGCAAGTGTTGGTACAGTTATATTATACCCGCCAATCTGAGCACCATTAGAATCAAATGCATGTGGTGATATACCTCCGCGATTTTGCCCAATCTTTAAAGGTGCTTCCAAAGAAGCACGGACCTGCATAATACCAGTAGTAGTATAAGGCACTTTGTTGTTACCCGCAAGAGTTGCAAAAACAGACTCTGTTATCCTTGCTTCAAGCCAGTCGATAAAAATAATTACGTCAGCATATTCATTTGAGCCAGACTTTCCTTCAGCATAAATATTTATGCCTCCAACTTCCTGCAGGGTAGTAACATACTTTGCGTCTGCGTTAATAGCTTGTGTAGTTGTGAGCGTGTCAGCAGCTATTGCAGATGGTGACTTAAACTTTAAGGTGTATGTACCAGGGTCTAAAGGTAGTATCTTGCCAAATGCTGCAGCTTCAATACCTACTGTTGCCGCAAGTGCGCTGTAGAATACGAATGTTCTCGTATAGCTTCCATTCTTTATTACTGCAGCAATTGAATCGGTATCAGTATCTAAATCTTCATTTACTATATCAGCTACTGCTGACGCCGCGAAATAAACCTTTTTATTTGCCTCAACCCAGGCAGCCACAAGAGTTTGTTTTGCTACTGCTACTGTCTCTGTAACAATACCATAAAAATCTGGTTTGCTAGCATTAAGGGCTGTGAGCGCTTCAGTATAAGTTTCTGCAGTTTCTACAGCAGCTAAAGTAAATGTACAACCTGTTTCACCAGTTGCGGCGCTAAAATTAAAGTCCACTCCAACTGCATAACCAGTATTAGGTGTAATCACTAAAGTGTTTGTTCCAGTAGTATAGACCGCTGTACCTACTGCAGCATGCGCAGCAATGTCTACCGCCAAAGCTGTCATTGTACCATCAAAACTTGCAGAGAAAGCTTTCGATATTACAGTACCATTAATAGTACAAGAAATCGAACCAGCACTCATAGTACCAGACTCTGTAAAAACAAGAGTTTTTGTAGCAGCTACAGCGCCAAGAGCTATCCTTGTTACAGAAGGGCTCTGAGAGAAAATAGCATCAATTAGTTTATTCTCTCTTGAACTTGCCCCAACTATGTACTCTTTTGCACTATCAGCATCACTAAAATATGCTACACGATTGTCAATATTTACATTTGGTCCAAGAATAAGCATAGTACCAAAACTAGCTCTTGTAACCGGCCTTGAATCTTTAGTTATTACTAATTGTACAATATCAGTTAAACCCATCTTTATCTCCTTATGGAATTGTTATTTCATCTTCTGTTATCAATTCATCTGCGACATTATTTAAAGTTTCTTTCAATATAATCTCTTCGATATTGCCTTGGTCGCTGTCTGTAAGTTCCCAAGGCATTCTCATCAATAAATCCATAGAGCCACGAGACTCATAAACTGTATCTAGTTTTACTGCAGTATCAGATGGTCCCATTAAAGTTTGCACTATGACTAACTGCTGTGCTTCAAGTACTGATTTTGACCCCTCTTTAAATTGTGAATCTTCAAGTATCATTAATTTTTCTATTGGGTCATTACTTGAATTTCCATAATAATGTAAATTTAATGTAAACTCTTTATGAGTCACTATATTCGCTTCCCCATCTTCATTAGGGGCGTAGATTGCTTCCCTGTTAATAGTTTTCAGGGTAGTCATTCTTACTCCTACATAAGGCAGGCTAGGTCTCGGCATATCTTGGTCTAACCAAATTACATGATTACTATCAAGGTTTGTACCTAATTTAATCCAATCAATAATAGCAGTTCTTCTATTTGCTAAACCCATTTTACACCTTGTACACTAAGTATTTGTAATGATTTATTACACCATTTTGCCAAGAATCTTTTTTATCCACTTCATATATTTCCCCATCTATCACTATTGAATCTGGATTTGCAGTACCGACTGTATTTAATGCTGTAGAAGTGAAAACATAATATAATTTACTGTTTCTTCGACCTTCTGGTAATTGCTGAATATCTTGAGATTTTAAAGGTTGTACAGAAGCCGTTATAGAAATATCACTAATTGCACCATCAGTAAATTTTCCATCACTAATTGAGCCGGAAGATTTTCTTTTAACAATGTAAGGTCTCCTGAAAATCATCTTACAAATACCTCTTTATGCTGTATTGAATTTAACAATTGCATTGTCTCTATCAGGGGAGGTAAATCACCTTTTCTTGCTTTTGTACTTTTAGCATTCTCAGTAAATGGGCCATTCATTATTTTTTGCTTAATCATCTCAACTACTTCTTCACCTATTTCAAAGAGCGCTTTTCCTGGAGTGCTTGACTTGTCTATGACTTTTTCACAAGCTTCTTTTTGCATTCGAACAATGTTTTGTTTGTTCTCATCAAAAGTGTTTCTCATAAACGGACGTTCTGGAACACCATGCCCGAACTCATTCGCTGCCCCAACCTCTATAAGAGCAGCCATATCATATCGACCTTTTGTCGTACCGTCATTCGGTAAGCCAACTTTTGTATAAGACTGCCCAAGGTCTCTCATATCCGCTATTATACTGTCCCAGCCGCGGTCTATTACTTGAACATCTTTTCCAAATTTATTTGTCATTGAGGTGTCGACATTTTTGTCATTGGGGCAAATATGCAACTTTTACGTAACTGCCTCAATTCAAGACCCCATTTAGTCTGCGACAAATCCGGGTCTTGCCTTGTTACTCCAAAATCAATCATAAACTCTTTTTCAAGAGAGCCTTCTTTGATTCTCTTCAGAGTACCAACTGCGCCATCATTAGCTATACCTCTATCATCAATTGTTAACCAATGAAGAGCAAGCAATGCAATAGCCTTTTCTCTCAAAGAACTTTTAAAAACTGTACCTGTCTCTAACGAAGCTTGTTCAATAAATAGTGGCGTACGTAAATCAGTTGAATACATAGCAGCTCTCGAAGCTATATACTCAATTGCTGTGGCCATTATCTAGGCTTCCCAATTGCCATTACTGCGTCAAATCTTGATTTAGCTAACTGAGAAATATTTCCACGAGTATCTTCTTTTGAAACAATATCCAGAACTGCAAGATTTATGCATTTATCTAAGAACTTAATTGCCTGTACCTGATTCATTTCCATTACAGCTTTTGCAGAAGTTTGTTTATAAGTGTCATCATCTTCATACTTAACCTCTACAGTCTCATCCTTTTTTGTGGTAGTCAGGGTTAAGTGACCGCACTCTATCATCTCAAGGATGTCTTTAGACTTTTCAAGTTTCTCTGATTTCTTATCGTTATATGCATTAGAGCCTGGGAACACGAAGTCCCCAGTTTTCGCATGATACACATTTAACAATTTCGAAAAAATAACTAAACCCACAATCAACCTCCATTGATTTTAAGTATTAGATACCTTCCATTGCGTATACTGTAAGTGGATAAAATACATTTACTCCAGCAACTCTTCCATGAGCAGCGATTGTAAACTCAAGACCTTTTGCCTGAGCAGGAAACTGTTCAAATGGACTTGGTACTTCAAGTACAAGATTCTCTGGGCTCTTGTTGTAGAACAGAGCTATATTTGTATTTACAGCTGCCATTGTAGAAGGCTTTGGATTTACATCTTTCAACTCACGAGCCTGTGTGAAAGTAATTTCAGGATAAGCTTTCTTAATCCAATCAAGAACTGTAAGGTCAGAATTGTCTGTCCTTGGGGTTGTAGAAAGGTGGGCAAGGTGATTCTTTGGAAGGACACAAGTGTTTATAGACTCTACACCGTTTGTAAGTGTATCTACAGCTGCAAGTGCGTTCTCAATATCTGTAAGAATCTGTGCTGGGGTAGTCGTACCATTCAACCAGTCACCTGTTGTAGCAGCAGCTTTTGTGGTGCCAGAAGCATATAAAATACCTCTCATTCCACCCCATTCAGCTGTACCGTCAGCGAAGAAAGCAATGTTATTACACATTACTTCATAAGCCTTACGTACTGCAGCTGCTTTACGTGTGTTGAGTGGTTTTCCAGCTTTCAGTGCGCTTCTGATTTCCTGTACATTATAACCATAAGCACCAGCAATCGACTTTACAGCTATTGTGAACTCACGACCAAATACATCAGAACGTGGTAAATCGTCTGAATAATTTGCGATGATTTTCATTACACCTACTGCATCATACTGCTCGTATGTTATCGAATCTGCACCTGGGCCGGCAGATGTGTCAATTGGCAGAAGTCTGGCATATGACAAGTCTGGATATCGCATATCATATGTTTTTGATTTTACATGCTCTAATTCTCTTGTAAAAAACATCGACTCATTCGAATCGAGATTATCAAAAGTCTGTCCTTTAACGTTTCTCATTATATACTCCTATTATGGCAGGTTAATTTCAACTTTTGCAAGACCAGCTGCAGCTACTGTGGATTTAAATACTCCGCCAGTTGCAAGATTTGCAGAAGATACATTTGTAAACTTTCCAGAAGCGTCAGCAAGGTCTACATAAGCTGCATCGTCTTTTGTAACTGCGACTGAAGTATCAACCCAAATACAACCTCTACGAAGTACGCTTACTGCCTCATTAGCAGCATAGGTTCCACCTACATTGTGAATATGTACTGCAATACCACGGAAAACTGAATCTCCAGTGTAAGCAATTGTCCATGTTGGCTGAGTAGCACCGAGAGTCGTTACTGCAGTGGCTGCTGCAGCGGAATCTTTAAGAACTACTGTGTACACTAGGCCTGCAGCGTCTTTTGTTGCAGAAAGGACTGTAGAAAGTCCACTAATTGCTGCAAGTAAAAGAGTGGCTGTGTTGGCATGAGAAGTTGCGTAAACTACGGCAGCAGTTGCTACACTGTTAATCGTAACAATAGTGCTATTGCTTGCAATAAAATTTGTGCTCAGTGTAAGCGTAGCGACGTTCTTCTTTGGAACTCTTACATAGCTAAGTTCACCTGCTGGTGCACCAGCTCCGCGACCGAAATTGCAACCAGAAAGCGAAATACCTGCTTCAGTCTGTGTAAAACCTACATCAGCTTTCATTCCTGCAAAGGCTTCAGCTGCACTTGATGGGTATGATGTCTGGGACATTACGACCTCCTATTATTTATCTTTTGGGGTTTTGAGGTCGTCAATCATTCTCTGACGAGCATCAGTATTTTCTTTTTTAACAACTGGAGTATTCATTGCACCAACCTGTGCATCTAAATTACTTTCAGTTGCCACGGCTATATCAAAAGCTGAATCAATATAATCATTTGAAGTGTCTTTGTTGATTTTCTTTGATACATCTGGGAACCTATCTTCAATAACCTTGAGCTTTAATTCACGAGAATCAAGTGAATCAATATTCTCAACTTCACCGATAGAATCTACAACAAGTCTTTCGAGAGAAATGCGAGCTTTAACAGCTGCTGCAATTTCTGCTTTATTGTCTTTCTTCTCAAAGCTGTCTACTTTACTTTTCAAAGTATCACGTTCCGCTGAAACAGTGTCAACTGACTTCTTTGAATCTGTAAGTTCAATTTTCATTCCATCTGCATTTGCCTGAATCTTTTTGATAAAGTTGACGACCTCTGGGGCTGCGTCATACTCTATACCGTCAATGTTAAATTTCATTGATTGCTCCTTAACTATGTTATTTGAAATTTCAAAACCATCACATTTGTCTAATTTCATTCGTATATCTGTCCCACCTCTTGCATTATCTACTATTGCAAGATGATTATACCTACGACTTAATTGTATAGCGTCATAATCCTGACCATCATAATTACCTGATTGAAACACTAATTCGCAAGAGTATCCTGGAGAAAGTTCTTGTTTGCCATTATCAACTCTTGTTACAGTTGAGCCATCCATAACCACGAATGACACTTTAAGATAATCTTTATCACGCGTGATTGTCTCACCTACAGCTCCTACTGAACGATATCCAGCATTATCAGCATTTACTCTTTTGTCATAAGGATGGTCATCAGTCACTGGCTTAAATTTGAACGAATCCATACTCTCTTGCTCGAAAAGAACCTCAGGCGGAACAAATTCTCTTAAAATTGTACCATCAGCCATTAAGTAAGTCATTACACCTACTTTTGCAACTGGTGCTTCACCAGTTAAGTAACCTTCGTCAGTTTTCTTTACCTTTTTTGCATCAATATTAAAGCTATGGACATCGTTATGAACAACTGTAGCTCTTTTTTGAGAATCGATGTTATATTTTTTAATGAGTGTGTTATGCATAATGTTATAAGCTAAATATAGTTAATAAAAAGGGAAATACCTAGTAAATAATATCATTTCTTATCTTTTTCTGGATTTTTTGAACTTTTATCTCCAGGGGCGGCTATTTTTGGTACTTCGACAAGCTTTTTAGCCATTTCAGTATTGAATTTAGCATCATTTGGACCTAAAACTGTATCAATAGAGTATGTTTTATTGCCAAAACGACTATTTGCAACAGTTTCTGGGTGTAAAACCCCACTATTTATATAAATCTCATCTGTCTTTGCCATATTTAGACGAATTGTGGACTCTTCAGTATCGTCTCTTTGCCACATGTTATTGAAGTCAAGTCTCCAACCTTTTGTATCTTTGACAGCAAAATCTTGAGATTTATATACAAGTTTTGTAATGCGCTTGAAAACAGGGCGGAGTACATCCTCTTGTTCTTGTGCTATGTCATCATAATAGAGTCTAATGTTTCCAGCGGCTTGAGCCCCCAGCCCTTTTGATTGTTCACCAAATAACTTAATCTGAGGTATTCCGCAATATGCAGACAATGTATCTTTAAAGAACTCAAGGATATCTTTTATTCCGTTTACTTGGGCGGCCAGCCTCTGAAACTTTTCTTCTTCATCTAATACTATTGTATTAGATACATGTTTAGATTGGTCCATCAGTTGTATACGCTGAACTACTGCAGCATCGTTTCCTGAAGCTATTAAATCTGACAAATTCTTTATGTTTAAAACCCCTACTACGAAGTCATTCAGTATAGCACCTGTGTCCACGAGAGAGTTTGCGAAGCCTTGTAGACGCTCATAAACGGATTGCATTATAGAATCTCCCCACCCGTCTTCGTCCATTGCTTCTCTATTTGGAAGCCTTTTACCTGTCAACCTTATGCACCTTGAGTGGTGAACTTTATATTGTGCAAGACCACCAGCGTTTACATCAGATACTGTATAATATAATGGCTTGCCAAAATTTAAACTGAATAAGTCTGTGTCAATATCTGTATTGTCCCAAGTTACTGCTCGTCTGTCATATACTCTAAAAAATGCAATCTTTCTTACACTATTTTCGTTTACTGGGAGCATCCACACGTTTTTACCGTTTGCACTTGACCTACCATCATCTATGCCCATAACTATAAGTGAACCGCCATATAGTCTTGACCATTTTATAGCTTCAGTTATTGCCGGTCTTGTCTCAAGCTCTTCAAGGTACTCTGTAAGTTTGTTATCAGAATCGCCCTCAATATTTATCCAACCTCTCAGCATGTCATTTGCAGGAACATCTATAATTCTTGCACCTATTCCATCAGACCTATAAATATTCGTCAACATTTCATCAGACAGCGTGTCTGAACGATTAAAATGTGTCTGAGCAAGCTTATCTTTACTTGTACCAATTCCAGTAAAAATATTCTGCCAACCATCGGTATTCACTATTTTTACAAGCGTATCCACCATATTTGTTTTGCTCATTTCTCACCTTCTTATTTTAGCATTTTCTCAAGCGCATAACTACCTGTGCCATAGACAGTATGAAGTACATACCTTTGATTATCTTGAGCATGGTCATGTGTCTTCAATGGAATATCTTCACCTTTAGACTGAGACTTTGGGTCCCAAGCATAAGCGTACATTTCGTCTATTAACTTTGGGCAACCATATTTATAGATAGCATACTCACCTGTAACGAACATCCTTGCAACAGTTCTAATCCCATCGAGCACCTCATTCTCTGCATCCCTCATATTTATTATGCCGTCACGACGTAACTGTAGTTGAAAGCTCTCAGCTGATGGGTCACAGTAAATACCTCTTATCTTATGTTTAACTGGTGCAATAAACTTTATGAAATCTTGTGAAAACTCACCGTCTGTCCTTTGTTTCTTTCTCTCTGTAGGGTCATAATAGTATTCTTTTTCTGCCCAAATTTTAGGGTGCGAATTATTATTGACCCCATATAATATAAATACACAAGGGTTTGTAGTTCCATAGTCAATGCCCACGTAATAATGGGTCGCTTCTGGCACTTCACTAATTGTGTGCACCTTTTCGTCAAAAAAATCGTATATTGCCCCTTCAGCCACACACCATTTCCCGAGAATAAATCTTTTGTACCACAGTCCGGTGTATTCTTTTTTAAGTGATTGAACATAGCTCCTCGATAAAAATGGATTGTCATCAATCACGAAATGGAATAGGGACATATCAAGCTCATGTCTACGTTTGATATACCCTTTATACAACCAATGATTCGGATTATCTGGGTTCGTACTGCCGAAAAATTTTGCACCTTCGACACTCATACGAGAAAGACACATTTTAAAAAACGATTCAGGCCATAGAGTTATTTCGTCACCGTAAACCCCACCTAGTGTCGAACCTCGAATCTTTCCTTCTGACCGCTCATCACTTGCACCAACTGCATATATAGTCTTTCCAAACATGTGAAGTTCACGTTTGCCTGGAAAGTATTTTGCTGAATCACCGACCAAATCAAGTAGCGGACTTATGACATTCCTTTTCAAAGCATCTATGGTCTTGCCTGTCATAAGCAAATCACCTTCAGGATTGTTTGCAACAAACTGAGCCCACCGCCATATACTACCTACTGTCTTGCCAGAACGCACTGAACCATGCCACAGATTTATGCGCTTATCTGCAAGAACTACTGACTTGCGTTGTTTATATGACAACCCAGGTCTTTCATTAGACATCAGAATCTTCTTTTTCTGAGGCTTCTAACTGGTCGGCATCGACTTCTGGTTCATCGTCCAAATCTGCACCAGGTAGTCTTCCATGCAACTCATCCTCAATATATTCCATAATCTTTCCACGGTTGTCACTTCTATTAACACTACCGTCAAGGGAGAATCTCTCAGGTGTTCTGTTAATGAGCCACAGTTTAATAGCATTTATATCTGCTGGGACATCTCTTTCGGTAACCGACTCGACAACGAGGTCCACATCTCTCCCATCAGCACCAGTGCCTTTTGTGGTTGTAACAGACTTATTCTTCACCTTGTACCCAACAGCTCGCTTACTTAATGACATTGTTATTTTAGCATCAAGAATATCGGCAGCAGTTTCAATCTCCATCCTCAGACCCGGGTCAATGACGAACCAGTAATCATATATGGTCATTACAGGGATGGCCATAACCTTTGAAATCTTAGCAATCGAAAGACCCGCTTGTGCCATCTGAACAAATGCCCCTCTTCGCTCCGCCGTTAGCGGTATCTGAAGTGCATGATTATACTTTGCTAATGTCTCATTCGATTCAAACTGCACTTTATACCTGCAATAGTTCATGAAGCAAGAGCTATACTTCTCAAGGTCAGATGCCTTGACCCTAAACTTGCGCAATGCAATAATCATGTCATCCTGCGTCACCCCTTCCAACCACTTTCTGTAATAAACATCAAGCGCCTCTTTAACTGGCACTAATATTTCATCGTTGTTTGGGTCTGTCGTAGTCTTCATTTTGAACACCTACTTTTTAAGATAATACACTGTGGTTATAATATAGTATATTTGTATATTCAAAGCCACTAAATAATTTCAATAATGATAAATTGTGCTAATCAGGGGGTAAAATGCACATAATGAACGGTGATTGTTGCGAGGATGAGGCTCAATATTCTTTACAAGTTGTTCTCAGATGTTTGGTCTGGGGTCAATAATGTAACAGTTTGGCTCTTGGGTCACGGGTGTAGCAGGAGTTGAATACGAGGAGGGGGTCTTGGACCTCGAAATTTTGTGGGAAGTGTGTGCAGATGGTTGCAATAGAGAGAATGCATTGAAGCTCGGTTATTGGGTCAACGCCCCAAATTCTCAAGAGGGGAAGGAGTGAGATAGAAGTATTATATAATGATTGTTGTAAAAATAAAATACTTGCTTGTAAAGTAAAAAAAAATAAAAAGTTACTTGCTTGTAAAGTTAAATAATCTAGCTAGAGGTAGAGTAAGCTATTCCCTTTAAATAATAAAAGCTGTAAAACCTCTTAAAGTAGTTGACAAGCAAGCAACTTACTTTAGTTTACAAGCAAGTAGTTAATAAAAATAAAAAAAGAGCAAAGAAGTTATCTTTACTCTTTTATTTTAGTCTAATAAACTAGCACACCTAGCTTATTTAATTCATTTAAATTTATATTTAAGATATTATTTAAATTTTGGTTACTAACTCTGCCAGATGTACCTAATCTAAATTTACCATTTAAAAATAAATCTTTATTTAATCCCATATAAAAATCTTCAAAAGATTCTATACTATCCTTAACCTCTTTATCTAAACCTAAAAAAGCTTCTATTGTACTATAAAGAGAATAATTGTCTCTTTTAACGATAGCCTTTTCACCGGCTCTATTAGCAGGTAAAGCTTTAAGAGACTTGATAGAAGTTACTTTTACCAAAGTAGAGATTGCAGTTTTCATTTTTTTTTCCTTTAGAGAAATAGTTTTGGTTAATAGATAGACTTTCTATCTATTTTTTCTAACTACCTAGGCTGTCAAAGAACTTTTCTAAAAAAGCTTTCTGCTTTAATGATACTAATATATAAATTAAATATCAGTAAATAGCAAGTCTTTTTTTCACTTTATTTCATTATTTATAAAAATAAGTAAAAGTGCTTGTCCAAAACATAGTCCTAAAAATTCTAACATACTTTTCTCCTTTCTTTTAACTAACTTTAATGATACTAATATATAACTTAATTTCTAACAAATAGCAAGTCTTTTTTTCACTTTTTCACTTTTTCACTTTTTCACTTTTTCACTTTTTCACTTTTTCACTTTCTTACTTTTGAATACTACAAAGTAAATCTAAAAAAGTAAATCTAAAAAAGTAAATTTACTTTTTAATAATTTTATTTTACTTGCTTGTAAAGTAAATTTACTTGCTTGTAAAGTAGCCCGCCAGTAACTCCACCACCACGCAAAAACGTCATCAGTCACGCATCACCACGCCATTTTGATGCCGCTGGCCACATCGTGTGGCGTGGCGTGGCATGTGACACACTGTCACTAAATAGATAGAGGGGTTGCTGCAACCCCCAGCCCCAGCCTGGGCCCCACAGACCTAGCACCAAGCCCCTATAATATATAATAGATAACTTTTTATTATTTAACTACATAAATAGGCTCATGAGCTTTGTATAAAGGTTGTTGTTAAACATAGCTAATAGTTTAAGACTATATATAATATATATCATAAATCTCAGAAAAAAGTGCAAAAACCTATATATGTGATGTTGTACAGGGTATTGCGAATTATACTGCAAACTCGCCGTAATGACAACAGCCGGGGGCTGTCAAATCTACAGTTTTTGCACACATAACAGGGAGGGATGACTCCGGGCTCAAGTTAATGGACTTGATATCATTGACCTATGACTCCGGGCTCAGGCTAATGAGGCTGGGACCAAGGTCATAATACCGTACACCTGAGGTCACTGACTCCGGGTTCAGGTTAATGGAGCTGGGTTAATGGTCATTTAACTCCGGGTTCAGGTTAATGGAGCTGGGTCATGAGGTGCATGTTTTGGACTCAGAGGTTGTTGATAATGACTAGAGGATTGAGCTCATGGAGGGCATAATCAGGGGTGATTGAGCTCGGAGCTGGAGGTATGGATGATAGCAGGGGAGGGGTAATTAAGGGAGAATGTGTGCATGACCC